ATTCGCCCATTAAATGATTTTCCTTCCAAGTATTTTTCCAAAAAACATCTGGTGAAATCCCAGCTTGACCAATATAAAAATCTAATAAACTATCCCAAGTCAGCTGGGTACTTACTTTCCCTCTTTTGTAGGTTTAGTAGTTTTTTTAATATTTCTAGCAACACCCATATTTAGATCGTTGCCAAGTATTCTTGACTCCATCATTGAACTTATTACATCTGTAAAAGTTTCAGTTTTTAAATCTTCAAGCCACATACCAACTTTAAAAATATTATAATCAATTTCATTGCCTTGCTCTTGATCATTAGCCAATAAACCACTATATATTAAAGCTCTTATAGTGCTAAGTGAAATACCATCATTAAATACATCACCTATTTTATCAATTGATACATTTAATTCATCAGTAAAGTTTGACCAGAAATTCATTGAAAAATGCATTGTTCGCATTTTACCACCTATTTTTAAGGTATAGTAACCTCTTTTTTTGTTTGCCATATTTATATATTTATAGGGGTACAGTTTCCTCAATCCATACCCCCTTTAATTTTTATTAAGAATTACCTAAATTATGATTTAGTAATTGCACCATTTACAGTAATTGAACCACTATAAGTTGCTGGAGATTCCATTTCAGCACTCATTTCAACTGAGCTCAAAAACCCAGATCCTGAATAAATAGGATCAGAGTTAGCAGTTCCAAATTCCCATGATACAGCTCTCCTTGCAATCAAAATGTCAGCAAAATCAACTGGATTTGCATCATCATCATAAGCAATTAATCCCTCAAAAGAAATTTCACCACTTTTAACACCAGCAATAACTTCTTGAAACCCATTGCTATCTTTTGTAGTTGCCTCAGGCAAATCATTTGATAGTGTAAGAGTACAAGATGTTGAGTGTCCAATAATAGTAGATGATGCTATTGATGTTCCATCTGTTAATTTAAGTAGTAAATCTGTTCCATTAAATACGCCTAGTGTAGCCATTTATATATTTTTAAATTATTAATCTTACACAAATATACAAATAAAAAAATTATACATCTTCCCAGTTATCTGATATATCTTCCCAAAACTCAAACACATTATCCCAAGTTTTACCCTCGCTAGGATCAGTAACTGTAAATACACCAGTTAGGTTTATTTCTAAGTTAAAACTAGTAGCAGTTTCAAACTCAGCTGTCTCATCAACTGAGTTAATAAACCCCTCACCTCTAACTATTAATTTAGGATTTACATTGTCTTTAAAATAGAAAGTTGCCTTTTGTTTAGTTAGCACCATATCGGCTAACTGCTCAAAATTTAAAGTATCAGAATAATCTGTTAAACATTCACAACTTAATGTTCCAGATTTAACACCTGGTATAACTTCTGCCCAACCTAAACTTTCTTTGGTTGTAGCATCTGGTAAATCTACATTAATGTTAAAGCTAGTGCTTTTAGAATGCCCTACAACTGTTGTATCTTTTAATAACAGAAAGCTAGTGGCATTTATAACTGCCATTTTATTCTTGTTCTGGGATAATTTCGTATTCGCCAGATTCTAAATTAACTGAGATTTTTCCATACTTTTCCTCAAGTTCTTTTTTAAGATCGTTTTGCTCATCTTCTATTTTTTTCAATTCACCTAGTAAAGATTCCTTTGACTTTTCTAAGTTAATTTTTTGAATAGATATTGCACCCATATTAGATACAACTTGATTAATTTTGCCTTGATTTTCTTGTAAAGATTTTAATTCTTTTTCCTCTAGTTTGCTCATTATTTATTTAATTATTTATTATTAATCCCAATCTGGATGTAAATATTCATCAACTGGGTTTTTTTGTAATTCAATTTGTTTATCTAATCCTTCTTGCATACTAGGCACATCTAATATAGCTTCTAACCAACCAACAACATCTTCTTTTGTTAAATCTTCGTAAGGAATAAAAGGATCACCCTCTTTATATGTAACAGATTCAGAACCCATAATACATCTCTCAATAACTGGATCAGAATCGTCTTTTGCACAATAATTATATTGCACAGAATAAATTACATTATCTAAATTATCGCTATGTATTTTAGCCGCTAATTGTGTTATTTTCCAAAAATAAGTATTTGCCATAATTTAATTTTTTACAAATTTAGTATTTTTTTTAACAACTTCCAGTTGCAATTATTAATCCATTATTTCCAACTTGCATCCATGAACCACTCGGTGATCCGCCAGTAGTGTATATAGCATAGTAACCAGCTGTTGCTACTGTTGTTCCAGTTTGAGTTGTATATGCAGTATAAATATTTACATTACTAGGCACTAAATTATTAGCATCATCATGATAATATGTATCAAAAGGTATGGCAAAAGCACAAGCATTATTACTAGATTGATTATCATAATTAAACATAAAAGCAGTTCTAGGAGGGTTTTGATCGTATAAACTAAATTCAGACATTGCTAATGGATTTTGCCCATCTGGTCGGTTGTTTATTGGATTTGCTAATGCAACTGATGGATAGCTATTTCCTGAGCCACTTGTATTGCCGCCAGATAATCTTTGTATATCTGACATATATATTGGTGGTGTTATTGTAAAACTCGATGTATAACCAGCTCCAGTTCTTTCCCTAGCTGTTTTTAACATTGATATTTCATCATTTGCAATATTCGGACAAGGCATAATTTATTTTTTTAGTTCTTTGATTTCTTGTTTTAAACTATCAACCTCTGCTTTTAATTCTTTTATAGCTTCTATAAATACACCAGCCATATTACCATAAGCAACAGAATATTTGCCCTCATCATCTTGTTCAACAACCTCTGGTAATATATCTAAAACTTCTTGAGCAATAACACCAACTTTAGTTGATTTATCATCAATATCTTTTCTAGTATATGTAACACCTCTTAATTTAGTAACCTTATTCAAAGCACTATCAATAGTAACAATATTTTCTTTTACTCTGCGATCTGAAAATGCAATTACATCACTTGTAGCTCTAATTGAGCCAGTTACATCTAATTGATAGCTCGGAGTTTCTTTTAATATAGCAACATATCCATTTGACCTTAATGTTAATGATCTTAATTGTGCGGCTGTACTATGTTGCCTTACAAAAAACTCCATTTTACCACCATAACTACCATTGGTATCTCTTTTGACTTTTATGTATGCCCTATGGTGCATACCATCTGTATCGTTTTGCTGAAATCCTATTTGTATTGTGCCACCAGATGTATTGTTTTCGAATTTAGTACCCTCACCAGTTGTTGTATTAAATTCAAAAAATTGTGTACCAACAACATGGAGTTTAGCTCCAGGTGATTCATGACCAATAGCTAAATTACCACTTGTATTTAATAGCATTTTAGTTGAGCCACCCATTTGAAAGTGTAAATTTTTAGTTGCACTACCACTATGATTTGTACTATCAATGACAGTGCTTGATGGAGTTGCTTTAAAACCTAAACGAACACTGTTTGTGGATGTGTTGTCAACTGCTAATTCAGTTCTTACACCACTGCTACTTCTAAACCTAGCAGTTAATGTACTAGTATCTACAACCTCTAAAGGGCAAGATGGCGTTTCAATACCAACACCAAACCTAGCTTGACCAGCAGATGTGTGGAATGAATATGCAACAGAACCTAATGTATAAGCATACCATAAAAAATTACCAGAACCACTGTAATTTAAGTGCATTGCTGTACCAGAATTTTGACTAGCTGTCAATGCTATTGTTGCCAGTGATCCAGTACTATATAAACCTAAACCAGCTCTTGATCCTTGTATTTTTAATGTGCTGTCTGACCAAGTCATATCAGTAAAACTCTCTGTTCCAATACCTATTTTGTTGGTGGCGATTACATGACCAGAGGTATTAAGTTTCATATTACTATTACCGCCAATATAAAATCTTAATTCCCTTGTTACACCTGCGTTATTAACATAACATGATTGTATATAATTATATCCCCCAGAATCAGAGGTTGCAAATTGTAAAGCATTTCCACCAGTTCCATTGTGTAATGTTAAGCCGTTAGTGGCAACTAATCCACTAGTTGAGATAGTACCATCTCCTGTATCTACTGACAAAGTGCTAAAAAGTGTAGTGGTATTTATACCAACTCTATTTGCACCAGCCGAATTGTTACTAGCATGAAAGGTTACATATTGATTGCCAACGCTATCAATGAATTTAACACCCTCATTTTGATTTGTTCTAATATTTAACCAATAAGAATTAACACCTATACTATTGCTCCAAGCAGTAGTACCAAAGAAAAATCTACCAGATGTGCCAGTAGTTAATTCTGGCATATTTAAATTACCACCACCATCAATGCTTAGTTTAGTTGAATTATTTGTTGCAAACCCAACTTGATCGTAACCAAAATATGCCATTCTATAATTTGCATACACATCCATTAAAGCTAAAACATCAGAATTACCGCCATTTGTTTTAAAGCCATATATTCGACCAGTTCCATAAGTACCTTGTAATTTTAAGAAATAATTAGATTCTGCTTGTTCGGTTATATGTAATCTTGCACTCGGATCAGTTTGACCAATACCAACATAATTATTGGTTTTTACACTTATTGCATTGGCACTCCAAGCACTTGCATTGTTGTATCTTAAATTAAATGTTTGGTTACTATCTCTATAAAATTGCCATTTAACATTACTACTAGAGTTTTGTAGTATTAAAGTATCATACGTTGTTACATTACCAGTAAATAATGAGTTTCCTGAATTGTCAAAAGTTGCAACATTTGTTGTATGTGCAAATATTTTAACATAAGATTGATTGCCGCCACCTATTTTTAAAGTACTAGAATCTGGTGCAGATACAGCTTGCATAGTAGCACTGTCGCTAGGTCGCAATAGTTGTAATCCATTTGATCCATTTGAACCATTTATTATTACATTCCCTGCAAAAGTTGAGTTGGATGAACTGTCTATTTTTAAACTTTGAACACTAATATTAGTAAATATATATTCTTGAGTATTATTTGCGTTGTTAAGTATTTGAAAACCATTTGAAAC